GGCGCAAGGCTTGACACAGTATTACTTTTGTCTTATAAAAGAAAAGTCCGTTGCACGAACAACGGACAAATTCTTTAACCTGAAAGGGGTTAAAACCCACTTTAACCACTTCATGCGTTAAAGATAGCCTATTTGGCACAAAAAGTCAATAGGTTTTGGGTTTTCCCCTTTCATTTTACGAAAGGAAAGATTATGAGAATAAAAATTATTCTGATAATTCGGAAAATCCGATTTTTCCTGTCAATAAAACGATAGGAAAAGCAAGGGGCGGAGAAATCCGCCCTTTGTTATTACTTAAGCGCCCAGTTGGTCAAAGCCTCCCCGCCGGGACCGCCAAAATATCCGCCGGCAATCGTCCCCGCCGCGTTGGCAATTCCGCTCCACAAATTATTATTGTTGCTGTTGGCCAGTGCGTTCTGGTAAAGATTATTGCTCGCCTGATTGGCGGAACTCATCATATTATAAGGTACCTGATAATAGTTCATCAACTGGCTTAAAACATTTGCAACCCGGCTGTCTTCGCTGTTCATCAAATCAAGCTCGGCATCCGTCAGCTTGTTTGCCAGCTGGTTTGACATCTGGTTAATACTCGATCCGCGGGTCAAGCCTCTTGACGAAAGCGGGCTGATAATGTTGTTTTCAAGCGACTGGTTTGCCGCGTTGGCGAGCTGCTGCTGCCGGTTCTTATAGCTCTGGCTGTCATAGGTCGGACTGACAAGCTGCTGCAGATATGACGGGATCGCCGAAGTCGTCTGATTGACAAGCTGTGTTTCAAACGAAGACGGGTTATAAAACGTCCCGTTTTTATTTGTTGTCGAATTGCCGTAAAGGCCACCCGTATTATAAGTCTGTGATTTTGTTTTGTTGCCGGAACTCATTTCTTAATTCTCCTTAAAAGTTTCTTTTTTCTATCCACCCATTCAAAACCTGCCTTTTTCAGGCAAATAACGGCGTTTAAGTGCCTTGTGTCGGCATAAATAACCGGGAACATATCCGCCGCCTGCCGTACCGCGTCCACGCATTCGCGATGTTTTTTGCGTATTCCGTATCCACCCAGATAAAAAAAGTCATCGGCCTCGCTTTGATAAACAAAAACCGACCCGATATAACCGTCTTTATCGTAAACGTTAAAAAAACGGCTATCTTTGATTAACCGTTCAAAACCGTTGACATCGTCGAGATTTTCTTTGTTTTTCTCAAAGCCCCGGCACGCTTCTTCCCTATCAAAAAAAGGACTTTCCTTGCCAACCAGAAAAACCATCTTTTACCCCAGCGTCTTTGTCTTAACCTTAACACGTTTCAGCTCCAGCCGCTTAATACCGAACTCCTGCCCGGCCTCGCTGGTGTAAATTCTTATCTGCAACTGTTTGAAATGCCTTAAACCAGCAAGGTTGAACATCACCGTATTACGATTCTTGTCAAACCACATTCCGCCGGCCGCGTCGTTTTTATCTTTTGCCCACAAGCCGCCGTTTTCATCGTCCGAGCTTAAAGCCCAGATCAAATACCCTTCGGAAGTTTTAACCACCCTTTTGGTCTGTTTTCTTTCCGGGTTATCGTCATAGGTCAACTCAATGAAAAAATCGTTTTCCTGATTAAAATCAAGCGTCAAAATCAGCGGCATCTTAGGCACCTTCATATTGCTGTCGGAGCCCACATTGATAATGTTTGCCAGATATTCGGCGCCGATAAATTCGTCGGCAAAATTCGACGTCTGATATTCGCGCAGGATATTTTTGCCGCTTGCGGAATAAAAAACGCTGCCCGTCGGCATCAATGCCCGGATGTTGTCTTCGGCCTGCCGCTCCACCCATTCCGACTTCAGATAATCGTAAATCAGAATCCTGTCGCCGTTTAAGTACGGCAGCTTAAACCAAATTTCCGAACGGTCACCATCAACAAAACTGACCGTTTCAATCTCATCAAGACGGGTTGTATCAATCTGATCAAAAAACTCAATCACATTATCCGCCAGCCCGTTTGTCGGTCTTGTCTGCCCGACGTCGATCAGATAATAGGCAAAAACATTTTTGGCCTTTGCGTCAAAATAAAACAGTTTGTTGTCAAATTTGATCACCGACTTAAAACTTGCGCACCCGCCGCCCGACGCCCCACTACGTTGGAACGACGTCGCATCGCCGGGATTTCCGGTATAAGCAACCGAATAGCTGTCGGTAAAGACAATCAACGAATTGTTATAATACGCCATTGCCGTCACATCCCGATCAAGCTCCTGATAGGCCGGTTCTGTCGTCAAATCGGGATCTGAAGTCCCCCAGGTAAAAATATCCTGTGTTTTTGACCAGTGAACGCGGTTCTGGCAGTTGGTTACCAGCCGCCCGTCGTAAGATTCCAGACAAAGCCCGCGGATGGTTCTTTCCTCAGCATCTTTTGCGTCAATTTCCTTAACCCGGTCGCTTTCGCTCTTCTGCTGCATATTGATCGCAATATACGGATCAACCCCGTTTGAAAAAACAAACCAGTCATAAAACCCGTTGGCTATTGTGATCGCGTTGGCCGCGCCGGTTACGGTCAGCCCACTTTTTAAGGCGGTATAGGTGCCTTCGACCTCATCAAACAGGTAAATGTAGCCTTGAGTATCATCAACGGCATAGACAAAACGGTAAGTCACCCTGTTTTGCACGCTTTCCCATTGTCCGATGATTTTGTTCGGACAAGCGGAAACAATCTGGTTTCCGGCCGCCGTAAAAATACCGACATTATTGCCTTTTTCGGTATAACGCAGCTCGGTATTGCGGCAAGTAACGGCCGAAAGCACCGCACCCGACACAACATCGACAACCGGATTAACCTTGCGTATGCCGCGGAAATTTTGTATTGCCAAATCCATCTTTTAATCTTTCGCTATATCACCAGCTTTGGCGCTCTTTTAATACCTGCAATGTCCAGCAAATTATACCACGCCTCCCGGAACTCCCGCTCATACGGCTGATAGTTTTCGTCCGTTTCGTCGGCAATCAGGTAGACCATCGACTTGGTGTAAAGGCAGTGCATAAACAAGTCTTCAATCGCCGGGTTGTCCGGGATGTTGACCACGTCGTCCAAATCTTCAAGGTTGAATTTCTCATTGCCGGCCGCGTCGCGCGCTTTCATATTGTTGGCATAGCGATAAAAAAAACTATATTCCCGGTCCGGCGCCGGCCACAAATGGACAACCGCCCCGTTATCGCCGAAATCCGCCCAGTAAAGTTCCGGACGGCCGGTTTTAGACATATCCAGCAGATCGCCGTCTTCCGGCGCGATTTTTTGCAAATAACGGCTGCCGTCTTGCATCCACATTTGCAAGATATCGCCGTTTGGCGCCGGAAAAGCGTTTTCCTTGGTGGTCAATCCGCCTTTTTTTATGCGAAAAGGAAAATCTTTTAACCCGAAGATATAAGAATTTGCTTGGCGTACTGCCAGTTTGACGTTGTCCTCGACCTCGGCAAATGCCTCTTCCAGAACGACCGTCGACCATTTAAGGTTGGAAACGTCTTTGACAATCTGCTGAAAATTCCTCATTTTTCCTCACTTTTCTATTTGCGGGCAAAAACAAAACCGGTTACGCTTTCAATACGCTTAACGCCGTTTTTGGCCTTTTTTTTGTCCTCTCCGTTCATCAGTGCTTCCGCCATCGGACCGCGAAAAACGGAAGTTCCGCAGCCTTTTTTGGAAACATACCAGATTACATTGTCCGCCAGCCAGTTTGCCGTCTTTTTTTCTTCCGGCTCATTATCCGTCTGGCTGCCGAGTATCTTTTTTGACATATCCGTTTCATCCATCGCTTTTTCTCCAAAAAATAAAATCAAAAGGGGAGGAAAACCTCCCCCTCACATCATTTTACGACTAACTGCCGCCACCGGCCTTGCTATCAATATTATCAGCCGCCGACACATCAACGACCACGCCGGCCAAGGCTTTCGGCAAAACGACCTTTTTACCGTAAACATAAAGCCCGCGCACATTGTCGCCGAAAAATTTGTTGTCGCGCATCGCCTCAATTTTCGAGATATTCCCGGCATAGGCGATCGCGGCGTTGATCCCGGCCATGATATTGACTTTGCCGGTGGTCGTCGGCAGGTTGGTCGAGACCAGTACATCAAGCCCGGCAATGGTGCCGATGGAACCTTCGCGCAAAACACGGTCGCCGGCGTTGGTTGCGTGGATAAAATCCGGCGACTGGATTAAAATCGCTTCCACGTCCGGATTGATAACCACATAAGGCATCGCCTCACCGGCCGCCTGATTAGACTTAAAAACCTGATCGTTTTTAGTCTGAACGGCATTGTTGTTCTTCAAGGTCTTGGCAAGCCAGACCAACACCTGATAAGCATTATCTTTGGTCAGCGTGATTGCCGTATCCGTCCCCTTTTTGTTTTCCGCCGGAATTTCCGAAAAAGCCGACAGAATAAAAGTGTCTTTAACCAAATCGACGGCCGTTTTGGCTCTGGCCTCAAATTTTGCCTGCAAATCTTTGATATTCGACTGTTTTTGCGTGATGTCGGACAAGAAAATACCGAAAGATTTGCTCTGATCGATCTTCAAGTCCTGGCTGGTTGCATCCACCCGTTGATAGGTTACGCCACCATCGGATTCATCCTCTGAATAATCAGAGATGGTAACATCGCCGATTTCCCCGATATGAACCGTATCACCATAGTTTTTGATGTCTTTTTCATAAATTTTATTGACAATTTTCATGCCAACGCCGGATTTATCCAGCTTTTTGTTCAAAGACAAAGACCACAGCTCGGGAATGAGTTTTGCGGCCTGTCTTTCAAGCGTCTCTGCATTTGCTGACATTTTTCTTTACTCCTAAAAAAATACCGCCAAAAGACGGTGTAAAATTAAAATTCATTGATTACAAAGTAAGCATTCGCGGCAGCTTGCCGGCCTTTTCAAGCTCAATCTGCCGCGCAATCTTATCGTACTGTTTATCGAACTCGGCCTCGCTCAAATTATTATAATCCTCACGGGTCAGCCACGTTTCGCCTTTTGCCGCAGGCGCATTGTTATTAGGCGCGGTCAGGCTTCCCTGCATTTCCCGGTTTTCAGCAGCGGCTTTGCTTTCTGCAATATAGCGGTCAACGGCAGCTTTCTCCGCCATGTCGATCAGCCTTTTAACCTCCGACAAATCCGCTTCACCGCCGGTCAGGTTGATAGCCAAAGCCACAATCTCCTGTCTTTCCTTTGCGTTCAGCCAGTCGCCGCTTTCCTTGGCAAAAGCCTCAAGTCTTGCCTTGCTTTCGGAGAGCTTGCGCGTCATTCGTTCACTTTCATGAACTTTCGCGCGTTCTTCTTCAAACAAAGCGGTATCCTTGGCAATCTCAGCAATCACCATCGGCGGAAAAAAGCTTTGCGCCGTTTCCAGATCCTTTGGGTTCACTGTGTATTGATAGCGGGAGAGCGCCGCCGCTGCTTTGGCTTTTGCCTCACCGTCAAGCGCCTCCAGCGCACGTACGTATTGCATGAACTCCCGGTTTTTTACCTCAAAAACAAACTGCCTTGAGGCGTCATCGGAAAATCCTGCGCGCTTTGCCTCTGCCTCTCGCTCGGCTTTTGATGCTTCTTCCGCCTCACGGTAAGCCTTCAGCTGCTTTTCATACTCTTTGGCTCGTGCAACGAATTTCTCGCTTTCCTTATAAGCTTTTTCGAGTTCGTCTACAGATTTATATTTCCCCGCGTAGAGCTGCGGAGTTTCTTCTTCGCCGCTTTCTTCCGCCTCAATTTCTTTGGTTTCCGGTTCCGTTTCCGTCGTTTCCGGCGCGGTTGTGATTGCCGCGGTGTCGGAAGCCGCATTTTCGGCTGCGGAAGTATCGGTCGTCAAATTCTCCTCGGGTGTGGTTTCTTCGGTCATTTTCTTTCTTCTCCATAAAAAAAAGAACCTTTATTTAAGGCTCTTTATTGTTTTTCAAATTTCATGCGACATTCTTCGGGCGCTTTCTCAAGATGCCCGATAAGAAGCCCCATGCCTTTAACCCATTCGGCCGGCGCATTGACCCGGCAGGCGGTTTCAACCATATACCGGTGGCATTCCGCCAGAATAAGTTGCCCGTCTTTTGTTGCCAACGCATCACGCAAGCGTATCAATTCCGTTTGCCTGTCCATTTGTCACCTCTCGGGTTTCAAGACCTGCCGCCGGCAGCGGTTGCACATTTCCCGCAAGCTGTGGCGTCATGGCCGTGTTTTGTTCTAAAAAGTATTTATCCACATTTTCAAATTCAGCATTTGCCAAAATATCCTTAACAATCTCCACTTTATTGAGCGGAACCGCCTGATCATTCCAGACGTTGCCCAAAAGCTGGATCAATTCCTGATTTTTGGCAAGTTTGCGCTGAATGCCGGTGTTATCAGTATATTTGTACTCGTAGTTTCCCTGCCGCACGGTGTCGCCGATGACAACCGCTGTCTTCATGCCGTCGTTTTCAACATAGACAACCTCGTCGCCGAATTTCATGTTGGCATCAAGCGCCGCCACTTTCTCCACCATCGGCACAATGCCGTTTTGTTTAATCGCGTCCAGCGTTTTGGCAAGCCTCGTCGTCTGCCCCTGCACTTTTACCTGTATTTCTGTCGCGGTCGCATCTTTGGCCTCGTCCTGCCCCTGCATGTTGGGAAAAATGCCGGAAACCGTCGACGCCGTACTGTCGTAATACTCAATGATCTGCTCGTTTGAAATCAGCGGAAACTGCATTTTGATAAGCGCCGACGGCTCATCGATACCGGGCTTGTATTCAATCTGTTTGCCGGGCGCAAGTTTTATCTCGTTTTTAACAAAAAAGCCCTGCGGCGCGTATGCCGGCGGGTTCAAATTCAAGGCCTGCGCATCATTTTGCAGATTAACCTTGTTCTCCTGCTCTTTGGCGATATCATAGATTGACCAGATTTCGGGAATCCCGCGCTTTGATTCATAATCGCGGAAGACGGCCATATTCACCAACGGATTGACGATAAAGCGGTTGTGTTCAAAGGCGGCCAGATATTTCCGCCCGATGACGACAATGCTCCAGTTCCTTAAAACTGTCCCGTCGTCAAGCGTATAGTTTCCCCAATAAGAAAGAACTTCAATCCGGTTTTCCTTTAAGACGTCGTCGGTTTTCTCCGCCTCCGTGTCGTCTTCCTCAACCGACTTCTTATCAAGCATAGTCTTGATGTCGGAAAGCTGCTGCCGGCTCAATTTGTAAAATTTGTTTGAGGCAATCTCGTCATAAGTCAGCCATTCTTTGACGATTTTTCCGCATTCGTCCCATTTCTCGCCGTCTTCCGGGTTAATTTTTGGATCAAAGGTCAAATTCATCGGGTCAATCGGCTCAACCGACGGCCCGTTGTATACTTCCTCGTTAAATACGCCATAATTCTGACCTGCAAAAAGCGCTTCCAGCCCCTTTTGCTGCAACGCCTCGGCCAAAGTCATCCGCCGGCGGATCTGCCGGTATTTGGTTTTCCAGCCGATAAACAGACAAAACTCGCCGCAAGAGAGCAAATACTCGATCGCCCGGTCAAGCTTGCGCTGAATACCTATCTGGTAGAAGATATTGACAAGATTTGCCTTCTGCAAGCTGGCCAGCTCACCGGAATCGTCGTCTTTACCCGCCACGTCAAACAGCTTTTCGTTGTTGGAATAAATATTGTCCCAGATAAAAGCCTGCTGCGTCTGCGAGAGCGAGTATATTTTGTTCAAATGAACGTCAGACTTCCAGTTTCCCTCGCCTCGGTCTTTGGCCGGCCGGTCGTCAAGATAGATTTCCGGGCGCAGTTTTTCCGCAATCGTCTTTTGCTTGGAACGTGCCTCGTCCCAGTCTTTCCACAAATCCCCAACGTCGGCGGCAACTCTGGATGCCTCTGCCTCCGAGAGCTTGCGTGCTTCCGTTTCTTTCTCCACCAAAAATTCAAACATCTTATTCCCTCACAACTGGTTTGAAATATTCCACCATGTAGCTGGCCGCATCAAAAATATGGCCTAAATAAAGCTTGTCCTCGTCTTCTTCCACCTCCGCCGGGGTCGGCGCATCGACAATTGAACTTCCGGGCTTAAAACAAAGCTTTCTCATATTGTAGATCAACCACCTGCAACGCGGGTGAACGAAAAAATGCCTTTTCCCTTCCACATCAAAAACCTGCCGGTTAAAAGCGTTGATCCGGTTTAATATCGGCGGGTTAAACCGGCGAAGGTTGAAATTCGTCTGATAATTCGCCCGGCTCAGCGTGTTTTGAATAATCGCGTAGTCGGAATAGCGGCTTTGCGTCTTGCGATATTTGCCGCTGGCGTCCCCGCAAATCTGTACTACGCCTTTGACCTTGTCCGGCGGATAGCGGCTGATGAACTCATCGACAACATCCTGTGTAATCACGTTGTTTAAGACGATTTCGTCGAACACGAAAAAATTCTTTTTGTCATAATGCGCCAAAACCGACATTGCCGGGTTAACGTTGAAATCAAGGCTCCAGTATATGTCATATTCCTCAAAATAGCGTATATTCTCAACAACGTTCTCCGCGCTCCAGTATTTAACCACCCGCGCCACGTTTGCTCCGCGCGGCTTGTTCAAATAATCCCGCTCGAACTCATCCGGTTTGTTTTTCTTAACCAGCTCGGCGTATCCGATGAATTTATCGGAAAGCAGCCCCGTGTGCTCAAGCTCGGGATAGTTCACTTCGACAAAATAGGTCTTTTCCGGCGCCGTTTTGTTGTAATAATCAAGGAAAAGAGCCTTCTCCACCGGAAGATCGTCGTCAATCCGGTTGTAAATCACAATAAGTTTTGCCCCTTCCTTGCGGATGGTTTTCAATAAAACGTCCCAAACGCCGGAAGACACCGCCTGCGCTTCGTCCACCAGCCAGATATCAACCTGCGCCAAACCTTTAATTGCTTCGCGGGCATTTTCGTTGGCGTCGCGAAGCCCGAGAAAGGTAACCGAAGCGCCGGTCAAAACATTTTTTATAGTTTCCGTATTGGAAACGAAACCGCGCCCTTTGAACTCTCCTCCAATCAATTCCTTAAATTCGTTGATCAGAGAATCTTTCTGGCTGGTCTTTGTTTCGCGAAAGCAAACCACGCGAAGACGCCTTTTCATCATCTCAACCATCACCGCACGTACAGCGTGCCCGGTTTTCATGGAACCGCGCCCGCCGGTTAAGACAAACGTGTCAAAGCGTTCGCCGTCCATTTCAAAAAGCGGTTTGAATTTCTTAAAACAATACATCAATCAACAACTTCAATCTTAAACGGCGACGTATCTAAATTACCGATAGCCATTTCTTGTTTAGTCGAAAATTCGTCCCGCGCTTTTCTCTCCAAATACCATTTGGCGGTATTTTCGTCTTCTTTTTCAAGTGCATTTGCCACAACGGTTCTTGCTTTCAAAACGAGTTTTCGCTTTAACATCTCTTTTCGCTCCACAAATTCAGGATGGCGTCCCTGATAATCATAAAGCGTTGATTTTGCTATATCAGCATGAATGCAAGCCTCTAGATCGCTGCAACCGAGTGAAAAAGCCTGCTCCAGTTTAGCGAGAGTTTCCGGAGTAACGCTTGTTGGTCGCCCCACCTTTTTTCTTTCACTTTTCGGCACCTTTTTCGAACTTTTTTTCTTCTTTTCCATTTTTCCCTCAAAAAAAAATCCCCGAAGAGCAGTAAAGGAAACAAAACCGCTCCCGGGAAATAAAAAAAAGCCCGATACCGTGAACAGAGGGGAGATGCCACGGCAGAGCGGGAATAAAAAAACTCGATAACTGTATACCTACAATTATCGAGCATGCTCTTTTTGTATCACGTCTTTCAGAAAATGTCAAGGATTAAAAAACAACATTTTTTACAAAAAAATGTTGCCACAAAAAAAACGGCCGTTTCAAAAAACGACCGCCAGGATGTTCTCAACAACAGAAAAGGCAAATTGTGATAACCTTAGGCTCAGTTGCTGATTATGAATAAAGTCATACAAAGTTTTATAAAACTTGTCAAGCATCATTTTGAATGCATCAAAAAGCCCCGAGAAACCGGGGCTAAATATTAAAATAGGCATAACACCAAATACGGCATAATCCATAAGGCCAGGAAATATGCCGCGAACTCTAAAACGGTTCTCATTACAACGCCGACAGTTCTATTCTTGTATCGAGCATACCGCGGACGGTCGCATAAAGCGCGTCGGTATTGAGTTCAAAATATTTTGCGTTCTTGCCGCGGTAGTGTTCGCAAAAATCGACACCGCCTTGCAAATGGTTGGCATAGCTGTGATAGCGGCAGGCAAGCGCCTTGCAGGCCTCAAGCAAACGATAAAGCTTGTACATATCCGCGCTTGATTTCTTGTAATCCCAAAGCCCCGTCAGCAGATGCCCGATATGGTTTTCAATTTCCATCGGCGTCAGGCTCGATTCTGTCAATAGATCATCGCTCAAGATGTTTTTAATCGGGTTGACGTACTCAATGACTTTGCAACCCTCGAGAGCCTTGCCGACAACAGCCTTGGTAATCCCGCCGATTTCCTCTCTGGCTTTTGCGGAAAGTACAATCTCTTTTTTACCGGAAGGCAACGCCCGGGTATGTTCGGAGACGATAACCGACTTGTCGGCCTGTTGCCCATCCGCCACGGCTCCCAAGACTTTCAACACCCATTTTCTGAACTCTGCCGCTTTCGGCGTGCGGGCAAACATCCCGATTAGCCAAGCTCCCTCACGGTTGAATATACGCACCCGCGTCCGCCCCCGTTTGATCAGACAGCTCATTTCTTCGTCAAATTCAGAACAATTGCGGCTTAATATATCGTTAATTGAAGAGTTATTGTTATATTCTAACACACTCGCAATTTGCGAGAGTGTCATATAAGCTTGTCCATTATGATTGATTAGCTCAATCTTGTGATCATGAAACTGCACAATATTACTCATGGCAGCCTCCGTTCAACAACTCGGTCAATTCCTTCAGCTTTTCCATAACCAAAGCTAACGTCGCTCGCAAAAGCTCGTTTTCAGTTTCTAATTCTTCAATTGATTTTTTCATTTTCTTGTATCCTTTTTCTATAGGTTACCTAGAACAGCTAGGTCTGGGGGCTAGAAACGTGATACAAGACACGCGGACTTATTTATATATATCGTCGCACCCCCAGACAAAACTTTTGCACAAAACAAGGTCAAAAAATGAAATGCACAAAAAAACACATCTGACGGGTGTGTACCGCTTGTATAGAGTTTCTAGCTCTATTTGTAATAATAAACAAAACAACCTTAATGTCAATTACTTTTCCTTTGTCTGACTTGTTTCACATAAGATTTTCAATACAGAAATCGCAGGACAACTCGGATAATCCTGTTTATAGGCATCATAGGCAATACATTTATCCATTTTCATCACATTATTAAAAACAGCTTGCTGTTTATTAGTACAATCTTTAGAAGATGATTCTGACGATGTATTTTTCTCAAGACAGGTCACCAATGCACACCCTGCTATTGCTGTCGCTGTGTGATATCTCAAATTCAATTCCCGAATATCTCCCCCATTTTGCTTATACAAGCTAAGACATTTTTCTAAAGCGTCAAATTGAGTATTTCTCTTTACAATAGCCGGATACATATCCGGATAATCGTAATTTTCCATAATAAACAACACTCTTCCGCATTCAGCACCCAAAGTATTGACAAAATTTTCTGCCCACGCGCTTTCTGTCGTCACCAGTAAAGCCACTAAAATCAAACAAATTTTCTTCATTTTAATTATCCATTTCCAAAGTGCGATATTCGCCTGTTTCATAATCATAAACTTCAACTTCTGTCGAGCCACCGTATCTGTCAATGTTTTGAACTTCGACATTTCGATATTCTCCGGCATTATAATCATAAATTTCTATATCTTCACCTTCCCGAACCAAATTGCCTTTATCAATTTCAACATAAGTTCCGTTAGAATAATCATAGCCATCCCAAGCCATTACAGGAAAAGCCCAAAATACCAACAAAATAAAAATTTTCTTCATTATTCTTCCTCCGCTTTTTTCAGATAGTTATAAACATTGTCAATTTTCCGGTTAAGTTCTTTCCAAACATAATCCCGGATAATTTTCTCAACAAAACACCCCCGGTCATGGCAAAAGGAATAATCTGTTTCTACCGATTCCCACAAAGGTACCGTTTCCTGAAATTTGCAGATATACTCCACTTTTCCCAAATTTGACAAATCTCCGACAATCATTGCTGCAGATTTATAATATTCCAGCCATTTTTGGTTCAATGCATTATTTTGTGCCGCAGTCGCTTCCAATTTTCCGTGCGGCACCGTTTCCGATGATGCCGCGGAATCGGCTGCAGCCACCGCTCCGGCCGCTGCTGCGACAGGCAATGCATAATACCCGCCGCCATATCCGCCCCGGCTTCGCGGCGCCGACCGGTAATGCGGCGACACATAGGTTCCGTCTCTCCGGTAATATCCTTTCACCCACACCGCAAAACAGTCAAAAGACAAAAAAACGAAGAAAAAGAAGCAAACGATAGCCAATACTCTTTTCATCATATACTCACCGCTATTTTTGATAGTCAGCTTTGTTTATATACTAATTATTAATATTAGTCAAATGGAGTATGAAAGAAGCTTATTTATAAAAAAGAGCAGATAAATTCACTATTATTTTTTCTCATATTCTTTACATTTTAGATGAAATAAATAATAATTCTAAAGAAAAACGTAAAAATAAGGCGGTCATATGAATAATAAAACCCTTTTTTCTCAAGACAAAAAATTTTTAGAATTATGGAAGTTATATACAAAAGGGATAAAAGAGATTTTACATATGCGATATGTTCCACACCACTGGTATATTCTTAGTGATTATTGTTTATTTGATAAAAATAAACCATCACCTACTGCAACTTTTACTATATGCCCATTTACTTCCCCCTCGGATATTGGAGATTATTTATCCCGAAAACAATTTAAAGATATAAAACAACTGACAAAAGTACCAGATGAAGTTTTAAAAACAATAAGAGATGACAAATTTTTTTTTACAATTTCTTTTGTAATAGAGAAAAATTATTTAAATTTCAACGATAAGGATTTTTTAAAAATACAAGAAAATTTAAAAACATACATTAAAAACAACACTTCTGTTCCTGAAAACCAATCAACTGTCAAACATCTTAAAAAGTTAGTTGAATATATGAATCAAAAAAGTTTCAATAAAAAATTAGTAAAAAACTTTCACTTAATCGGTTTTATTGTTTCCCATCTTATAGAATTTTTAGTAATAAAAAATAATGCAAAAAGCGTGTATTGGGTATCCGACAGAGGCGCATTAAACAACTTGGCAGAAGGAGCTATTTTTCATTATGTCAATATACTGCAATGCTCTCTATTAAAAGGCAGAGCCAACCCGGTAAAAATAAGTTATGCATTAGAAGACGAAAATAATAATTTCCAATTTGATGGCTTAATTAAGTATCCTGACATTATTACCGGAACAATATCATCTCTAAATCTTAAGAACAAAGAACTGGATAAAAACAAACATCTAGAAATATTAGCGAATTCTCTGGTCGGTAATCCTAGATTTATACTTATTCACTTAGCAAATGATCATACCACAACCTTATATACACTAACACCCAAAATATCTAATAATGAAATTTACCGAGTAAATTCACCCCAACCTCCCCCGACACCTTCCAATTGATGCCGCTTTCTAAAAAAACAACCCAACAAAAGGCTGAGAAATCAATTATTTTTCCATCTCCAAAAGTTAAATTTTTGTTAACACGAAAGTTTAGATAAGTCATCAAAATACAGTTTCAAGTGGTTATTCAAATAAAATTTTATCAACCGGTCAAGACCGCGGCACAAATCGCGCCGATCGGCAAATAACAAATTATATTTACAATAATTGTTCCCATCGGCAGCCAGATCCTCATCCTCGATACAAACACGGTGAACGACCGGATAAAATTCGGCAGGTATTTCACGGATCGCCCGGTCATAACAGTTGCGGAAGTATTCCTTATTTTCACAAATACCGCCAGCATCACCGTCAACCCTTATGATCGACGGATCTATCGCCCGCGCAGAAATTAGCCCACCGCGATAAAAATCCGCGTATAACCTACGGCCGGCCGCACAGCGTTCTTCGCCGGTATATCCTTTGACGACTGACAAATACCCGCGACGGCAGTACCGTTCGATCGTCGAAAGTTTCCTGTAAACCCCGTTTTCTTTCACAAAATCCGCCCGACACTTTTCCGGCAACACATATTTTTCAACCCGCCCCGCCGGTTTAATTTTCTCCAAAACATTTCCCAAGACTTCCCCAAGAGATTTGAAATTATCTTCTTCCGTTTTTGTCATGCCGCCTCCGTAAATCTGTATTGATAACCGTTAAACTTCAGTTCGATGTTAGCCAACTCTCCCCGCCGATTTTTTGCGATGACGAAAAATCCCTTACCTTTGACATTCTCCATATCTCCCTGCCATTTTATAAACTCTCTGGAACCGGGATTATCCGGTTTAGTTTGCGCCAGATGATATTCCGGCCGGTAAACAAACGCGATCATGTCCGCATCCTGCTCAATGCTCCCGCTGTCCCGTAAATCGGCCAAAGTCGGCGCTTTCATGGTGCGCGCTTCCAAGGCACGGTTCAGTTGGCTCAGGCAAACAACCGGCACGTCCAAATCTTTGGCCATCACTTTCAACTGACGGCTGATCTCGCTTACCTCTTCGTAACGGCTTTTGAAAATTCTGGACGATTTCAAGATACTCAGATTATCAATAAAGACAGCATCCAGCCCTTCTCTGTCCTTTTTCTTGAGCGCTGCCGAATAAATCCCTTCAACCGTCATCCCGGCCTTGTCGTTAATAGTCAACGGCAACCGTTCGACATAACGGACACATTCCAACCAGCGGTTAATTTCTGCCGGAGACATCCGCGGAGAAACACGGTTGCCGGTCAACGAAATGACTATCCTTTCTATCAGTTCAGATTTTGCCATTTCCAGAGAAAAGAACAAAATCTTTTTACCCCGCTTTGCCTGATTTACCGCAATGTTTACGGCAATTGTCGTTTTTCCTGATCCCGGGCGCCCGCCGATAATTACCAGCTCGGAGTTTTGCACGCCTTCAATCCGGCCGTCGATAGACGCAAACCCGGTCGGCAGGTTACGCGGATCCGCTTCCCCGCGATACAAACGATCGGCCTTAACAAATACATCTTCAACCGGATTTTCCGTTTCTGCCTTTTCCGGATTAAGCAAATTAAGCTCGGCAATGCGGCTTTGCAATTTTTGCAAATCGACATTACCGTCACTTTGCATTTCCGCCATTGAACGGCGCAATTCCGCCTGTTTGTAGTGCTCTACAACCATCCATGCGGCCGCTTCAATCTGACTCCGGGTTGTACAACAGGTAACCGTTTCTCCCTCAAGCAAAACCATCAAACGACGATCAAAGCCTTTTTTTTCCAACGAACCCCTGCTGAATTTACCTTGCTTGAGCATTTCAGCGAAAACTTCACGGCAAAAATCATCCGCAAAATATTCCGGTTTTACGGAATCTGAAACAAGCGGCAGCAATTCCGGTTTGTTCAGCAAACGGGAAATTAACTCGCGTTCCCGGTCTGTTCTCAACTGCTCCTCAGTCATGCCCGGTTCTCCTGTGTTCCATCCAGCCACCAATCGTACATGCCGTCTGTTGAGGCCGGCAACGGGGAGCGGGAGGGGGAATTGCAACATACGGGTATTTCCGGTGAAACATAACTGTCAGTCTCCTCCGGTTCGTATTCAACCGCAAACCGATCATCATTCAGCCACGCAGCGCATCCTTTGGCAAAGCCTCTCGCCACTTCGCGGCTTTCTGCGTATTCTTTCACGCTCGCCAGCAGTTCCTGGCTTGTGGCTCGCCTCTCTTTCAAAACCCGGCAATAGGCGGCATACGCCTTCTGCTTGTTCCCGGCACGTTGCTTGGGATAAAATTTCCAGAAATTCAGAAACTCATCGGAAAAACTTTTTGTATCTCCGTTAGGAGATATTTTTATATTTTCTTTATGGGGGGTGTGGGGGGAATTTTCTTTATTTTCACTTTCCGCATCTTCTCTTATCTTATCTACTCCGACGTTTCGTATTCGTTCCGCATTCGTTTCGCTAGCGGAATTTTTAGCAATAAATTGTTTTTGTTTATAATTTTCTTTATCTTTATTTCTTTTTTTTGCAACCGAATTTATCTGATTTTCACACAACTCTTGAACGACTTCTTTATAACTTTGAATTAACTTCACCTCTTTTTTATTAAAAATTCTGTTCAACTGTGCTTCACTTGGTTCTTTTTCAAGCTGACAAAAAAGTGCCTGATACTTAATTATAACAAGTAATTCGGAATCCTTAAATTCAGAATATAAGATACTATCCGTAGGTATTTTTATCCAATCCATCTTCCCTACTCCCCTGCCAGTTGGTTTTTCAAAACGCTCAAAAATTCCTGTTTATCGTCGCCGAACCGGTGCGAGTCGGTTACCGTGTTCTCAATGCTCCACTTCCTCTCCCCCGGCTTGGTATGCTTCACCCAGCGGGCAACAATCCCGCCGCAGGTGTTCTCGATTTTGGTCTGCTTGGCCAGATACTTTCGGTATTCGGGAACGTTTAACTTCAGCTTATACATCTCTGCCATGCAATTCCGGCAGTAGTGATTTTTACTTGCAAAACAGCTTTCATCTTTTGCCATGCCACATGCGCTGCACTTTTTCATCATATTCCCCTTTCTATCTTTTCAGCCACAATTCGCACTAAAAGTTCTTGCGCTTTTTTTCGATTGCCACGCTCATGAGCGGCAATCTCCAATACGGCTTTTTCAAATTTCAGAAGCTGCTCGTCCGTCATCAGCGGATGCTGCTTTAAGGCTTCCCTCACCCGTTTGCCGGTTTTACTTTTCCCGAATAATTTTTCCGCTTGATTCATTGTTCACCTTCCAAACAACGCCGTTTCCTCCGGCACCACCTTGATTTCCAAACACGGGTATGCGGCATAACGCTTTTTTACCAATAACGAGCAAATCAGTGCATCATCGCGCCAGATTATACCGTTGCAGGCATCAAGCGCCGCCTTGGCCAGATTGTCTGCGTCCGGCTTGACCGCCGGCAGGATATAGCCCGCCAGCGCGTCTGCCGTTCTTTTTTTGGACATCTGCGGCATTCTCATAAAAGCCGTAACCATAACTTTTACCGGACAGCCAAACGGCGGGCGGCCGGCCATAGCCGTTTTGGCCAGGCTGGCCACCAGTTTTTCATATTTCCGGGTTTTGTCCGGTGTATAGGCAAACCCGCCTTTGGTAAAGCGCGGGCGTCCTTTCGGTACCGGCTGGCCGGGAATGTTGACAACAACCGCCGTCATTTGCCCTGCCTTTTCTTAAGCCGCGTCGTTGTCGTCGCGGAAAGAATCCTCGACTTCTTCAAACTCGGCGTCGACAACCGAATGATCTTCTAAAGCCGGAACTTCTGCCGCTACCGGATCCGGTACGCCCTCACCGTCGGCGTCCTGATATTCGGAATTGCAGGCGTTAAACATTTCGCGCTGGTCCGGATCAGCTTTCAGATTGTTTTCGCCGCCGGTAAATTCGTCATCCGAATTTGTCACGATTAAAATCGGCTTGCCCGCAACCGCAATCAACTCGTCCGCATAGGCAACGCTTGCTTTGATTTCACACTTCAAACCTTTGTCAACGGTGATTTTGCCCATCTCCGCCTGAACGGTCTTCCTCCCGCCGGAAGCGACAATGCCGACGGCCTTGCTTACCAGCTCCCGCGCCGCAGACTTTGCCATCTCAATCTGTTCGCCCTGTTCCTTCTCGCTCATCTGCTGATAGGGCTTCGGGAACGCCCGCAGCCGGTCAATTAGAAACGCGGCAATATCGCCGGTTAAAGTCTCTTTCGCCAATCTGGCGCCAAATTCGTTATTGTTCATTTTGTTTCCTTTCTTTAATTATTAATAAAAAAGCCGACCGGGAAAACCGGCGGCAGGGTTAAAATCTCTTATTCTTTGTTTGTTTCCTCAAAATTGTTCATGAAATCGAGAATCCGCTTTTGAGTTGATTCACGGCATTCACGACCATTACGAATATCAAATACAAAAGTTGGATTATTAGCGCTTGCGATTCCGAAAGCTGTTGGCGTCATTTTGTTTTTCTTTAGAAAAAATTCGACTTTTTCTAAAAAATCTTTTTTTGTCATTTTATTCACCTCCTGTTTATATTAAGCATAGTATGTAAATATACTATAATTAGCACAAAGTCAATACTTAACTTAGTATTTGCAAAAATATTACTTTTAGTATATTATTGAGAGAAGGAGAACCGATGAAAACACAGGAAGAAATCAGAAAATATTTAGATGAAAAGATAGCCGAAAAAGGAACAAACTATCGAGAATTGTCATTAGCAATTGGGCGAAAAGACCAATATATTCATCAGTACATAAAATACGGATTACCCCAACAATTAAAGGAAGATGATCGCCGCGCAATCGCACGCATATTAGACATAGATGAACAAGAATTGTCCTCAAAGCCTCTGTATCCACCGATCACTCCTATTCACTCGGATGGCATCTCTGTTCTGATGGATCAGGCCTTAAAACTTATCAGTAATTTACGAAAAAAGAATATCGAAACAATATCAATTGATATGCTGGATGCCGTAGCCTGCTGTGGTACCGGTGTGGAGAATTTCAGCGAGAACGTTAACGGCAAATGGTTAATGCCGTTGGTTGATTTCCGGCAAATAACAATGTCCGCCCCTGATAATATCAAAATGATCAAGGTCAAAGGCGATTCTATGGAACCAACGCTAAAGGATGGCGATTGGGTATTGGTTGACATTTCCCATATCTCGCCCGATTCGGACGGTCTTTTCCTACTCCGTCTTGCAGGCGGTCTTGCCGTCAAACGTGTTCAATGTGGACTCGGCAACAATATCAACGTTCTTTCCGATAACCCCAATTACCCCCCTTTACCACCAACAACTTTAGAAGATGTCCCGATTGTTGGTAAAGTCATTTATACATTAACCGCTGAAAAGGTAGGTTAATATAGAAGTGGATATATAAAAATGACTAAACAATTAGTTTTTATTGATGAAAGCGGAGATCCCGGATTCAAGGAAAAATCTTCGGTCAGCTTTTCTTTTGCCCTTGTTGTATTTGAAAATGCTGAACAAGCTGAGGAAGTTGAAAAAGCTATCAATCATGCTGCTGTCTTATCACGTCACCTTTCCGAATTCAAATATTCAAAAACGTGCAATCGTGTTAAGGATATATTTTTTCATGAGATTTCCAAATGCTCGTTTCGAGCAAAAGTACTATATGTTAATAAAATGAAAATAACGAGTGAAGAATTGCGCAATAATGCAAACAAATTCTATAATTTCTTTCTTAAACAAGTAATTACCCATGCAAAACTATCGGAAGCTTCATTGAAGCTTGACGGAAAAAAAGACACTGTAAAAAAAGAATTGGTCAGCTATATACGAACACAAGCGCAAAAAGAAGTTGCAAAAATACGTTATGAAGACTCAAAGAATAACCGTCTCATTCAACTTGCAGATATGATTGTTGGGTTAGTAAGCCATGCTTATTCAGCAAATGCTACTTTAGAGCAAAAAGAATGGGTTAAGATATTAAAGAACAAGCTTGATATTTGGCAATTTAAATAAAAAAAACCCGCTATCCTACTTCTCTTGTCGAGCTTTGCATACTCCGTACGGAGCTGCTTCGGTGTAGCGGGCAATTCCAATACTATTTGTATCATTTTTCCTACATCTTGTCAATAGATTTTATTTTAACTTTTTATTAACTATCATTGAGTCCGACTCCGTTTCTGCTCCGCCTTCTGGCGGTATTTTTTTGCTTTCATAAAATATTTTCCATCACAAAAACAATAATATACTAAAAATACGATAAAAATACTAAATTAAGTATTGACTTTATGCTAATTATAGTATATTAATTTTAGTATAAACACAACAAACGAGGTCAAAAAAATGAAAAACGCGATTAACCCAATCTATTTAGAAACTATAGACATTAACAATAAGAACGAAGTTGAAGTTTTTTCCCTGATTTCAGAGTGGGAAAGAAATTCAAACAGCTTTGATTTAAGTATCATTTCTCCAATCATCGCAAAGATGTCTAGTTTATTAGACAAATTAGAAAATCAAGGAAGTTGTCATTTGTGGCAGGTTTTATATCACAGATTCAACTCCGCAATTGAACATAAAGTGTCGATCGGTGGTTAAAATGAAAAATCTCAAATCAAAACTGGATCGCCTGTTTTGGAAATACGAGGAAACGGCAACTTACTTTGACAACATCAATCTGGTTTGTCAATTCGCCGAGTACATTGACAACATGGACGATTTGACACTTGCGGAAAAGTTAGAAATCGACGCGAACAACCCGGATTTTGATCTTGAGGTTTTGAACGCACGGCAGACCGTATCAAACGGCTGCGACAAGTGGCTGGCAGCCTGAAAGGAGGAAATATTGAATATTTTTGACGAAATGGACAAGGCAATCTCGGAATTTTTTGCTGCCGCGGATGACTTTATCAAAAACGAAAAAGATAAGGGAGACGAACAATGAGAATGCTGTTAACCGACACACAAATGGACAGGCTGGAAGCCCGTTTCGGGGCAAACTATCAGGCCCCTGACCGTAAGCTTAACGCCGGCGATATTCTGATCGCTTTTGTTCTGGGCCTGAGTTTTGCCGCAATGTTAATTTTATAAAAAAGGAAAGGAAAAGAGATGAAATATATTGTTGTCAAAGAAGCATGGGGCTGGCAGATAAAAGAGTTTAACGGCAAAGCCCCCGCGGGCAAATTCTTCAAAATCTTCGACGACCACGACGCCGCGGAGAAATATATCGAGGACAATGAAAATAATTAACATTTAACATCAAAGGAAACAAAAATGTCATTACTTACACAACCATCGGAATTGAAACATAACCAGCCGATAAGCTGCTTAATCTATGGACAACCGGGTACCGGCAAAACAACGCTTGCTTTATCTGCTGACAAGCCGGTTCTGATTGACCTTGACCGTGGGCTTTACCGTGTGGAGAAAAGATTTCAATGCCCATCATTACAGGTTGAAAACTATCAGCAGATTTTAGACTTGCTAAAATCCGGCGAATTAGCGCCGTTTAACACAATTGTTATCGATACTCTGGGCAAACTGGTTGACCGTATGGGGGACTATGTCGCCCGCCAAAACCCGAAGTTCAAGCAGGGGGACGGCACTTTATCAATGAAAGCGTGGGGAGCTATTAAAGTTCAGTTTACAGCTTTGGTTAAACAGATTTTTAATTCCAACAAATCAGTCATCTTTGTAGCGCATGAAAAGGAAGACAAGGACGACGACATCCGCTTTGTCCGCCCCGATGTCTCCGGCTCATCCGGCAAGGATATTGTAAAAGAGCTTGATTTGATGGGCTACATGGAAATGAAAGGCAATAAGCGTACTGTATCTTTTACACCTAACGAAAAATATTACGCTAAAAACGCCCTCAATCTTCCGCCGGTGATTGAAGTCCCGAATACAGCTTCCGGCAACACTTTTTTCCAAGACAAAATTGTCGCTGCCGTCGCCGAAAAACGCCGGCAGGAAGCGGAACTTCTGGCAGATTATGAGAGTCTGAAAAATATCATTGAAACAAAAGTCGGGGAGATAAAAGACATTGCCGGCTTAAATGAAATTTACGGCGAAATACGCGGTCTTCAGGTTATCTGGGACAGTCAGTTTTTTGCCAATAAACTGCTAAAAGAAAAATCCGTTGAATTAAAAGCTAAATACAGTAAAGAAACCGGAAAATTCGAGGTCGCCGATGAATAAAAGATATCTTATCACGCCAAGCCTTTATAATAGTTATATCTATTATGTTGGTACAGACTTTGAAAAATATGGTGATAAGGCCTCTGAAATAGAGGCCAAAGCCAAGCAAGATTTCATTAACTGTCTGAGCAAAATTTATACCTCAAATGAGATTTTAGAGCGCGGCATTGCCTTTGAAAACTCGGTTAATGATATTTGCAACGGTCTTCCGGTTGAACCTATGGAAAACGCCAAAGATGTGGCGGATATTGTCGGCAAAGGAATTTGGCAACAAAAGCTTTGTAAAACCGTTGGTGATTATGTTCTTTACGGCAAAGCTGATGTTATCCGCGAAGATACAATATACGACATAAAGCGCGTCAATAGCTACGATTTGAATAAATATCAAAACAGCATCCAACATTTGCTGTACATGGAATGTTCCGGAATTGAAAATTTCAAATACGTTGTGTCAACCGGCAAGGACGTCTTTATCGAATATTATCATAAAGACACCGACAATCTCGAAAAGCTGTTAAGCCGTATTAATGAAATGGTCGGCTTTATCCACCAAACACCGGAATTTAACGAACCATTTGAAAAGAACTGGCATAGCAAATATTGAGGCAAACATGTTTTTCCATAAAGCGGCAGACATTGACGGCATTTTGAAATACATCCGGCCTAAGTTGGAAGCAATTCTGCAAAATTCTAAGTACGGAGTAGATATTGAAATTAAAAAACATTCCCACCCTCGTTCGCTTAAGCAAAATAAATACTTGTGGGCAATTTATAAACACATTGTCGAATTTTGGGAAAGCACCGGCTTTATCGTTGACAATTTGCCGCTTCGGTTTGTGACATCTGATTTTCTGCATGAATACTTCAAAAACCGTTTTGACCACAGAACCACAACCAAAATGACGACTGCCGAATTTATGAATTATACCGACAGCATTCAAAATTTGATTATTGAACAAAGCAAGGGCGAATACGACCCGATCTATCCGGACGGAAACTATCAGGAATTTTAACTTTAAGGAGAAAACCAAAAATGAACGAAGAAAGCAAAAACAAACCTTTTATCAAAAACCGTGACCGGAGTTTGTCGGTGGCCATCTTCAAAAGAGAAGAAGTCAACCTCAAAGGCGACGGACAGTTGCTTAGAGAGTGTGATAATAAACTAAAAATTTTAAGAACTGTCTCTCTTTCTATAGCAAGTGTTGAAGCTATAGAGGAATGTGACGAAATTTTAACCAAAATAAACGAGGTGCTGAAATGAGTTATAAATTAACGTTTAATAATTTAGGGCGTTCAAAATTCAGCGGATCTGTAATCGTCAAAAAGCTAGATTACGCGAATTTAAAAAAAGCCGTTGCACCTTATTTACGCAGCGAACCCGATTTTCAGATAGACGAACAAGAAGACGGGAAACTCAAAGGAATTGTTTTTGCTGGATGGTATAGTTGGTATTTTGATATTGAGGAACTGAGATGACTTGGAAAAATTGGAACAAAGATGAGGAAAAGAGGGTAATTCCTAAAATTCCAGGTAATAGGTTTTTAATGGAAAACTGGAACGCTGGGTTTTGTGCGTGCTTTGCAGACCTGCCAAAAGAACTCTTAAAAATGCACATAATCGGTTGGTGTCCAGCCTCAAACGTATTTTGTCGTCCCCGCCGAGATGAGGAGGAAATTGCCATTATGCTTAAAGATAACACTTGGTGCCATTTGCCTATAATATTTATAACAGATTTTGACGATGTTTACGAAGAAGAATTTTGGAGATTTGAAGGATTAGAGATAAGGAGTTAATAAGATGAGCGCAGAGAGACCGGAAGTTGGCGATGTGTGGAATTTAGGGCGAGATATGTATATTACGGAAATATACGATGGCTCTAGTATATTTCAAAATACATTAACTGTCGCGGTGTGCTTAATAAAAGATAATTATGGATTTGCACTAAAAAAATATGACGCGAAATTTTTACAAAAATATGGGACTTATCTCGGCAAAAGCAAAGCCTGCATTAAAGATTTATTTTCCGTAAAAGAAAACGCCAAACAAGCCTTAAACAACGAAAGTGAGGAGTGATGGTTGAAATACTAACTTTTTCATTCATCGCCGCTTTGATTGCAGCAACTATAGCGGCTGTATTAACAATAATTTTAACAATTTTAGGAATTCGGGATGATGAATAAATACGAATTGCCATATTTCGCCGAGATCCGAGCCAAACATTGTGAACCGGAAGAAGATATAGATTTGGGCGAAAGATACTGTGAAATTTGCGGTTGCGTTTTGAGATCCAACGAAGAACAAATTTGTGATGAATGCTTTTTTGAAAGCAGCAAACCGCTTACAGATGAAGAAATCAAAGTTTTGGAAGGACAAGAAAGATGACAATACAGATTACAGGCTATGTTATTGCTCCCCCTCTTTCCCTAGCTCAAAGAGCATTCGTAGTCTACCCGACGGAACAGGAAGCCCGAATGTGGGGCGTACCACGAAAAGTTTGTATTGCTGAAGCAAAAGAATTGTCTCCCAATTTCCGTCTTGTTGGATCTTGGGAAACTGACAAAAGAAACGGCGTCATTGTCGAAACCGACGACGGAGAACAACGGCTGTTATCTCACGAGCAATATAACGATTTGATGAAAGCCAGAAAATCGAAAGGGAAGAAAAATGAAACCGCTTAAACTTGTCCTAACTGACCATTGGTTTGAAGAAATTAAATCCGGGCATAAAACTCACGAATACAGAAATTTCACCCCTTATTGGGAAAACAGATTGCAGAAATTTGAGTTTTCACAAGGGTACTTTGTCCAGTTTCAAAAAGCATATCGGAAAAACCCTGAACGTATGACTTTTAAAATCGACAATATTCGCCTTGTAGACGGTAAAAACACCGACTTGCATATTGACGGCCTTGTTTTTGATATTGAACTTGGGGAGCGCATTAGATGACTAAAACCGACCGAGAGATTGAACTTGAGAAAAAGCTTTCGATTGCCGTTAAGGCTTTGAAATATTATGCAAACAGAAGAACTTATGATTTATGTACAATGCACCAGTGCTCTTATGTAGACGGAGCAGTTGCCCAGCAAGCATTAAAGGAGATTGAGAAATGCGTAAAAAATATGGATTAACACAGCACGAGCAAAAATTATTAAGTAAAGCTCAATACTACCAAAACAAAGCCTCTGAAATGCACAGAAAATTTGCCGATAGTCTACAAAATAGGTTTTACAATTCAACCACGATCAGCGAGTTTGAAGAGTGGGATTTATGGACTTTGAACGAAAGCGGGGATTGTTCAGGAAGTGAACAGGAAGTACTGTTTTGGCGAAAAGTAAAAGAGGAGGAGAAGTCACTTTTTACGAGGATAAGGCATGATCATCCATTGTTTTAACATCTTCAGCATCTGCCGGGACATCTGTAATGATGAGGGACTGTCCAAGAGAAACGCGATATACTTTTTCGCCGGTATTCTCGAAATGCTAGTTTTTGATTTTGTGATCTATAATCTTATGAGGTGAACTATGGTAAACAGAAATCTTGACGGCTGTTATTTCCGCGTCCGCCGCGGGGAGAAATACGAAGACCTGTGCTTTACAGACCTCACTCGCGACGAACAGGAAACGGTTTTGAAAGACAGATCCCCGGAGTTCATCATTGGGCTTACCCTGCATCTTGCGGAAACCATCCGCAAAATCGGAGATGAATTTAACTTGAGGGGAGAAAATTATGATTGATGGGTTTATGACGGCGGAGGAAATCAAGCCGCTGCTGGGGCTTAAATCTCGGCCGGGAGATTTGCGGACGCTTAACAAGTATGTCAAAAACGGCAAATTAGAAGTCTTTTATTATTCAAAAAAAATAAAAGTTTATAGGCCGATACTTGTTGCTATTTCGAATCAGGAAAAAAGCATAATTGAAGATGATTGGGTAATCGAAAAATAAAATGAAAATTCCTTATTTAAGACATAAAAAGCTAAAAAATGGAGAAATAGCTTATTATTTCGACATTCCAAAGCATATTATGCCGGCGGGTTGCGAATTAAAACATTCGTACCCGCTAGGCAAAAACTATGTCTTAGCATGCCGGGAAGCCCTAAACCTTTTTGAAAGATTAGAGAATTTCAGGAAAAGCGGAGAAAATATACAACCTAAATCTTTGGCACATATATGGTCTATTTACAAGGAGAGTCGCCTATTTAAGTCCATAAAAAAATCAACGGCCCGCACATATCAATATACCTTTGATATACTGTCAAAATTAAAATCAGGAAAAAGCGGCCGTTCTTTCAAAGATGTTCCTCTGGATAGTTTTGATTACGATAGCGCATATAATTTGTATGAGAAATTTGTTATCTGCTTCAAAAAAACTCAAGCTATGTATTGTATAACTGTCTTAAAAATGCTTTATAATTTTGGTTTTAACAAGGGCATTTTTACAAAAAACAATCCATTTGCCAATTTAAGGATAAAAAAGAATAAACCTAAAAAGTTTGTTATTCCGCACGAACACGTAAAAAGTATAATTGACAAAGCCAGAGAACTTGGCAAAGATAACGACAGTTATTTAGCCGTAGCCCTTGCGACCGAACTTAATTTTTATATTGCACAAAGAAATGCTGATGTGCTGAAATTACAAGATAAAGACATTTACAAAAAAGGCGACAATTATTTTTTTAACATTAACCAAAATAAGGTTGACAACGTAAACGTCAAAGTACCTATTCCACCTCACCTTGTTGAAGAAGTTTTAAGTAAAAAAGGTTACATCATTGCTGATCGTTTTGGTAAATTCGACGTTCAAAGATTTAGCCGCTATTTTAAGAAAATACGAGATATTTTAGGATTCGATGAAAGATATATATTTAAAAATATGAGGCATACCGGAAGTACTGCCTATGTCGAGGCCGGAGTGGCCACAAACGCTATTATTTCAATTACCGGACACACTAACGAGGCTATCTTTAATCAAGTATATAAAGGCAATACGGAAGAGGTGACTTTGCCGGCATTGAAGAAACGGCTTGAGGCAGAAAGTCGGAATAACAAAATAAAAGAGTCGGAATAGATTAAATAAAGCAAGCAAATACAATATGTTGCACAAACAACACAATAGACTTAAAATCTGTTGGCCGCAAGGCCGTGCCGGTTCGATTCCGGCCTAGCGC